TGGCCGCTAGGAAACTAGGCATGGCCGTGGTTCCAGTGATGGTGGCCGCGGGATGGTCTGACGCTCAGAAACGTGCCTATGTCATCGCTGACAACAAACTGGCGCTGAACGCCGGTTGGGACAACGAGTTGCTGGCGCTGGAGTTGGGTGAGATCGGTGATCTTGGCTTTGACCTTGACCTCACCGGATTCACAGCCGAGGAAATCGCGGCGCTGATGCCTGAGCAAATCGAGCCTGGTCAAACTGACGAGGATGCGGGGCCAGAAGTGCCAGATCAGCCGGTCACTGTGCTTGGCGATGTTTGGATTCTGGGCAAGCACCGGCTCATGTGTGGCGATTCGACAAGCATCGATGCGGTGGACAAACTGATGGATGGCGCGACCGTGGATATGGTCTACACCGACCCTCCTTATGGCATCAGCATTGTCAAGGGATCGAAGGTTGGTGGAGATAAACCCTTTGGGTCAAAAGACAGTCGTGGCACCGTCGGTGCCACGAACATAGTTAAGGCGAATCTTTATGCGCCAATTGCTGGTGACGACACAATCGATGTGGCTCTTGAGGCCATTCAAGTCATCAAGACATTAAGCGCCAAGGTTGAGATTATCTGGGGCGGGAACTACTATGCCAACGCCTTAGAAAATTCATCGTGCTGGATTGTCTGGGATAAAGAGAACACCGGAAACTTTGCAGATGCAGAATTGGCATGGACAAATCAAAAGACAGCCGTTCGAATTTTCAAGCACATGTGGAACGGCATGGTTAAAGCAAGTGAACACGGACAGAAGCGCGTTCATCCAACACAAAAGCCCGTCAAACTTGCAGAATGGTGCATTCAAGAATACGGTGATAAGTGTCAGAATTTGCTTGATCTTTTTTGCGGATCAGGCTCAACACTTTTGGCGTGCGAAACCAAAAAGAAAACAGGATACATGATGGAGCTTTCGCCAAACTATTGCGACGTGATCGTCAAACGCTGGCAGGACTTCACAGGCAAGAAGGCAACACACGCAGAAACTGGAAAACCTTTCGCGGAGGTTAACAATGGCCAAAATTGAAAAATCGGCTCCAAAAAAGCCTGATGGCAGAAAAAACAACGGCGGCGCTCGTGAAAACGCTGGTCGTTTGCCGTTCCAGCCCACCGACTCCGAGCGCAAACAGGTCGAGGCGCTGTCAGGCTACGGCCTTCCCATTGAGCAGATCGCAGTCCTGGTGCGCGACGGCATCGACACAGACACCCTGCGCAAACACTTCGCTCAGGAACTGATCTCAGGCAAGGCTAAGGCCAATGGACAGGTCGGCAAGACACTGTTCCAGAAGGTCATGGCAGGAGACACGACCGCGGCAATCTGGTGGTCTAAAACCCAGATGCGTTGGAAAGAAGTCCAGCAGCACGAGATCACTGGCGCTGATGGCGCACCGATTGAGTTCCGCAAGATTGAGCGCGTGGTGGTGAAATGACCAAACACAACATCGTCAGTGTGAGCGGAGGAAAGGACAGCACAGCACTGCTGCTCTTGGCCATTGAGCGTGATGTTGAAAACTTGCAGGCCGTGTTCGCCGATACCGGACACGAACACGCTCAGACCTACGAATACGTTCACTATCTGAACGATCATGTGTTTCCTATCCGCTGGGTGCGTGCTGACTTCAGGAAAGACATTGAGCGCAAGCGCGAATATGTGAGAACGAAATGGCCAGAAAAAGGCGTTCCGCAAGAGTCGGTAGAGCGGGCCTTAGCGGCATTACATCCGACTGGAAATCCGTTCCTAGACCTTTGCATGTGGAAAGGTCGGTTTCCAAGCACTAAGGCACGGTTCTGCTCAGAAGAGTTGAAGCGCAACCCGATCATTGAGCAGGTGCAAATGCCGCTGCTTGAAAAAGGCGACACAATCTGGTCATGGCAAGGCGTAAGGGCGGATGAAAGCCTGGCAAGACGCAATCTTCCAGAACTTGAAGATGTCGGCGGCGGCTTGTGGAACTACCGTCCGATCATCAACTGGACAGCACAAGACTGCTTCGACATGCACCGTAAACACGGCATTAAGCACAACCCGCTGTATGAGCAAGGCATGGGTAGAGTCGGATGCATGCCATGTATCCATGCTCGCAAGGATGAACTGCTGGAGATCAGCAAGCGGTTTCCAGAAGAAATCAAGCGAGTCTCAGAGTGGGAGCGAATTGTTGCTGAAGCCAGCAAGCGAGGCATGTCTACGTTTTTTGCTGCTGTTCAAGACGATCCAACAGCTAAAAATCAAAACATAAGCCACGAGAACTTTGGAATTTACCGCATGGTCGAATGGTCTAAAACCAGTCGAGGCGGAACGCAATATGACTTTCTGAGATCAACAAATGACGGTCCAATGTGCAGCAGCATCTACGGATTGTGCGAATGACAACCCTACGCATTGAGACGCCTGCCTGGGCGCTGCCTCTGCTAGATGCCAGCCGATATAAAGGTGCCTACGGAGGCCGAGGAAGCGGCAAGAGCCATTTCTTTGCCGAGATGATGGTAGAGGCTCACCTGATCGACCAGAAGCGCCGTAGCGTCTGCGTGCGTGAGATCCAAAAGTCTTTGAATCAGTCGGTCAAGCGCCTGCTCGAACTGAAGATCGAGCAACTTAACGCTGGCGCTTACTTTGAGGTTCAGGATGCGGTCATCAAGTCGCGCAAGGCCGACGGCATGATCATCTTCCAAGGCATGCAGAATCACACTGCTGACTCAATCAAGTCCCTTGAGGGCTACGACTGCGCTTGGGTCGAGGAGGCTCAAAGTCTGAGCCAGCGCAGTCTTGACCTGCTGCGACCGACCATCCGCAAGCCTGGTTCTGAACTATGGTTTACCTGGAACCCGAGTCAGGCCAGCGATCCTGTCGATCATCTGCTGAGAGGCGATGCGCAGCCTCCAGGCTCTGCTGTAATCGAGGTCAACTGGAACCAGAACCCTTGGTTTCCTGATGTTCTGCGTGCCGAGATGGAATACGACCGCAGGCGCGATCCAGACAAGTTCGCCCATGTCTGGCAAGGAGCGTATCAACGCAACACTGAGGCCAGAGTGTTCAGGAACTGGCGCGTTGAGGAGTTCGAGGCTCCTGCCGATGCAATCCACAGGCTTGGCGCTGATTGGGGATTCTCCACTGACCCGACGGTTTTGGTGCGCTGCCACATTATTGGCCGCACGTTGTACATTGATCACGAGGCGTACATGGTCGGCTGCGAGATCGTCAACACGCCTGACCTGTTTCTGACGATTCCAGAGTCGGAGAAGTGGCCGATTGTGGCCGACTCATCCAGGCCAGAGACGATCAGTCACATGAGACGGCATGGATTCCCAAAGATCATGGGTGCTGTCAAAGGCCCGAAATCAGTCCAGGAAGGCGTTGAATGGCTTAAATCCTATGACATTGTTGTGCATCCGCGCTGCCAGCATACGATTGACGAGTTGACCGCCTATAGTTTCAAGGTTGATTCATTGACCGGACAGGTGATGCCGGTCTTGCAAGATGAAAAAAACCATGTTATTGACGCTTTACGGTATGCTTGCGAGGGTATGCGTCGGGCAGCGCCAAAGAATCCGGTGGAGTTTAAGCCTATCCCGACAGTCAATCGGTGGTGACCAATGGCACGAATCTCAAACGAACAGCGACTGGCTGGACTGCACGCAGAAGCACTGGCGGACTTCGACAAGATCCAGTCCGCGCTGCGCGATGAGCGTCTCCAGTGCCTGCAAGATCGGCGGTTCTATTCTTTGGCTGGCGCTCAGTGGGAAGGCCCGCTGTGGGATCAATACGAGAACCGCCCGAAGTTTGAGGTCAACAAGATCCACATGGCGGTCATTCGGATCATCAACGAATACCGCAACAACCGAGTTTCTGTCGATTTCATCAGCAAGGATGGAAACCAAGACGACAAGATGGCCGAGACGCTTGACGGTCTGTATCGGGCCGACGAGCAGGATTCGGTAGCGTCTGAGGCTTACGACAATGCCTTTGAGGAGGCTGTCGGAGGTGGCTTTGGTGCTTGGCGTTTGCGTACTGAATACGAGGACGACGAGGACGACGAGAACGAAAAGCAGCGCATCCGCATCGAGCCTATCTTTGATGCTGATTCGTCGGTCTACTTCGACCTTCAGTCCAAGCGCCAAGACAAGTCTGACTCTCGGTATTGCTTCGTTGTCACGGCGATGACGCGAGACGCATACAAGGAGTCGTATAGCGACGACCCGACAACGTGGCCGAAAATCGTGCATCAGTACGAGTTCGACTGGTGTACGCCTGACGTTGTTTTTGTGGCCGAGTATTACAAGGTCGAGGAAACGACTGAACTGGTGCGCATCTTCAAGACCATTGACGGACAGGAAGAACGCTACCGCAAGTCTGACTTCGAGGCTGATGAAAGCCTAGAAGAAACGCTTGCTGCCATCGGCACCATTGAGGTCAGGCAAAAGCGTGTTAAGCGTCGGCGCGTGCGCAAGTACATCATGAGCGGTGGCCGAGTGCTTGAGGATCTCGGCTATATCGCTGGCAAGTGCATCCCGGTCGTTCCGGTTTACGGCAAGCGTTGGTTTGTGGATAACGTTGAGCGTTGCATGGGTCACGTTCGACTGGCGAAGGATGCGCAGCGTCTGCGCAACATGCAACTGTCCAAACTCGGAGAGATTGCTGCGCTGTCCAGCGTTGAGAAGCCGATTCTCACGCCTGAGCAGGTCGCAGGGCATCAACTGATGTGGGCTGAGGACAACATCAAAGACTATCCGTATTTGCTGATCAACCCGATCATGGCAGCGGATGGCAGCACGCAAGTTGCAGGCCCGGTCGCATACACCAAGAGCGCAGCGATTCCTCCTGCATTGGCTGGCATCATTACGGTGACAGAGCAGGACATGCGTGATGTCCTGGGCAATCAAGAACAGGCCGACAAGATCGTCAGCAACATCTCCGGCAAGGCCGTTGAGATGATCCAGAACCGCCTGGACATGCAGACGTTCATCTACATGAGCAACTTTGGCAAAGCCATGAAACGCTGCGGCGAGATTTGGCTGTCGATGGCGCAGGATGTGTATGTTGAAGAAGGCCGCACAATGAAAACGGTCAATGCCAATGGAGATGTTGGCATGGTCGAGATGATGCGTCCTGCGATCAACGAAAACGGCGAGATGTATGCCGAGAATGATCTGTCTCAGGCCAGATTTGATATTGATGTTGAGGTTGGCCCGACAAGCCAAAGCCGCAGGGCAGCGACCGTTCGCGCACTGACTGGCATGCTTGCTATCACGCAAGACCCTGAGACGCAGCAAGTCTTGCAGGCGATGGCGATGATGAACATGGAAGGCGAGGGAATTGCCGATGTGCGCGATTTCTTCCGCAAGCGCCTGCTGAAACTTGGCGTCATCAAGCCGACAGACGAGGAAGCGCAGGAGTTGATGCTTGAGATTCAGGGCCAGCCTGCTGACCCGAATACGATTTTCTTGCAGGCAGCGGCTGAGGAAGCGGTGGCAAAAGCAGCCAAGGCTCGTGCTGATACTGTCCTGACGGTGGCAAAGGCTGAGGAAACGCAAGCCAGTACGCTTGAGACGCTTTCCAAGATTCAGAGTGAAGGCATGCCGCAGGTCAGCATTGAGGCAACAACTAATGCTCCAGTTGCACAAACTGCCTCTGTGATGGACGAGTATGAAGCCGTCAAGCGGGAGTTTGAGATCGAGAAGATGCGGATCGAGATGGCCGAGAAGTTGATGAAACTGCGCCAGATGGAGCAGGAATCGGTTAAAGTCGATACCGAAGTGCAAAACGAAGTT